GAATCATCACTGGTAACAATAGCTTCTTTATAAACAAGTCCTATTGTATCAGAAACATAATCATATCTAGCTAATACTCCACCTGTACCTAAAACTAACTGTGCGTTTGAACTATCTTGAATCAACGATCTATCGTTTACAGACAATAAGCCAAAAGCATCCTCCTGCCAATATAGTAACTTACCATTAAAATTACTTATAGCTCGTATTTCTCCATGATTGGAATCTACTTCTATTTCCTCGTTTGAATTAAAATTAGTCCAAGAATCAGAATTTTCACCATTGTACTTAACATTAGAAGCTTTAACCAAACAATCAAAATTTAATTCGTTTGACGTATCTAGCATTTCTGAAATAGCATACTGAGCAGACGGCTGCTGAGAATATACAGTGTTATACAAATATAAATCTTTTTCCTGATTATACTTTATTGTCAAAGGTCCAGAAGTTACAAACTCATGTAACCCCATATACTCCTGTCTTAGAGGAGCAAGTAATGACTCATATGTTATATGACTTGAGCTAGTATCATGCCTAAGGTCGCAATTTATAGAACTCTCTAGTGGAATATATAGTGCTTCTGTTAAACAAGCACTGGGATCATCTAGAGTTAAATCAATTAATAAAGTAGATACATCAAAATAATTAATAAAAGTATCTCCACCCTTTATACTATGCCAAGCATCTATAGTAGATATTACATCTGAACAAGGTATAGATACGTTTAACGCCCTGTCTTCAAAACTATGACCTCCATACTGGGAACCGTATACATATGATTTGTAATTAACAACAACATTTTGTTCACTCTCAGCTGACCAAACACTAGTATCTTCATAGGATACTAATAATCCACTACATGCTTTTGAATAAGTATGAGTTCCTTCAACATGATAATTACAGTACAACTCACCGTTTATAGTAACCATGTACTCTGCAGCATCTGCTGGAGCTGGACTAACACTTAAAATATCGTTAATACCAGTCCTAGTTGCTGAAGCATAATCTACTCTAGTATTCTCTACAAACTTGTTAACCAATCTATGGAATCCACCAAGTTCATCACTTGTATCCCAAGAACTAGTGTATTTGGTAACGTACTCCAAATAATCATTAGTGCGCCTAGATACGTTTTTAGTAATATTAATCTCTGGAGATACTACTTTAATATATCCATTACCAACAGGAATTGCACTACTAGCTAAATCAGGATAATAAACTCCATCTGTTAAACTAGGTATAACAAATCCTTGAGTAATTATAGACCTATCTTCTCTTTCTCTCTTAACTCTATATATTTGACAAGACACAGCGTTATCTGGCTTAGACTTAAAATATATCCTGGGCCTTAAAACATGTGTCACTACTTCTCCAGTAGCTGGTACGTCAATACCTAATATGTAAGGCCATACAGCAGTGCTATCACTATTAGAAAATAGATTGTCATGCAAACTAGGCATGCGTAAATCTATTATCCATTGAGGAGCAGACTTCTGACCTCTATTGTTCTCCCAAACAACAAACAGTCTATATATCTCATCTCTTTGCCAACTTAAACTACCATCCATCCACGGGCTAGCGAAGTTACTATAAGACTCTGATGTAGAGCTAGCGTTGAAGGTAGTATAAGAATTAGAGATGTCTAAACTAATTGCTTCAGTCTCAAAATCTATTTTAACATTTGGTCCCTCTGCCCCAAGAGTTGTGCAATCTGCTTGATATTTAAACGCATATGAATCATCTCCATCGTTATTTGTATCATTGAAAGTATTTATAGCATCGTGATCGACTGGAAATAATACATCGTCCCACCTTGCAGTTACCCAATCAGCTGGATTATCTCTATCTGTTGGTTTAAGTATTGTTAACGATGATGCTCCGTCATACACTACAGCATCTTCGTACACTATAGGAGTACCAGCAGTAGTGTATTCATAAGTATAGGTTATGTCAAATATGCCTGCAAACTCCATGTGATCATAATCACTATCCCACAAATCAACAGGAGCTGTAGCAAATAAGACTAATTCACCTGTTGTATTATTATATGATTCTGGAAAAAATACAACTGGTATAGAATTAAAAGAATGATAGTTATGAGACACATCATGCCAATAGCCACCAATTGAACTCATAGTAGTCCTAGTGGTTGTTGCACCTGTTATGTTTGTAACTGTTCTACCTATTGGTATTTTAGATGCTAATTCTACCCTAATATCATTAATTGTAATTTGAAAAGTGGGGTGTCCACCACCGGGTATAAAAGTAACTGTAGTACCATTATGATAAGAGGTGTGTGGAGTAGTAGTGTCAGTACTACTTGTAGGAGGAGTTGGATCTGTATAGCTTCTAAACCTAACCGCTCTGGCATCCCAATCATCTACAATGAATTCACTCTTTTCAATATTAGCTGCAAACAAACGATTATCTTTAATAGCTATGTCTTCACACTTGAATAATTCTGTGGATAAAATATTAAATTCATCTAACGTTAAAGAACTAACGTTATTGCCAATATCAGAAATAACGACAGTACTTGGAGTAGAGTCTATTTCTATTTCGGATGCTACATTAATTACCGGAATAGAATTTAAAGTTGAGTAATGTATCCTAATTAACCTAAGTCTTTCATAACCAGTGTTATCATTAACAATACTTATTTTACAACCTTTACCTGTTTCTAGACTTTCCATATCTCCAGAATAACTAGAGGTAGTTGTAGCAAAGTCATTGTCCATAACAATATGGATCATGTCGCTTACAGGCGAGAACGCTGTTTCAGCTCCATTCAGTCTATACAATTGATATGAATACTGAACCATTCCTCCCATTAAATGGCCAGGTATTATATTAGATAGTTGAGGTTTACTAGAAGTAAACAACGGTAAAAATTCAAACATCTCAGGAGCCATATAATCATCGTTGGTATATGCGTCTCCAGTTACAGTTAAGTTTTTAGCTACATCTGCATAGCGAATGTTATTGTATGAATCAGTCCAGTATACCTTTTGAATATTAGTTGTCTCATACCTAGACACAGCTTTTATTATATTGGCTGTACTAAAATTTAAAGTACCTGTACTACCATTAAGACTATCATCGTATAACGTAGTTACTTCTGTTAACTCTTCTGTGTCTTTATTTAACACAATTTTATGAATCATGCTACGCCCACCACTTGGAGTAGCTGATGTGTTATCAGTAGTGAATACTACTATATAATCTCTGAGTCTTACAGAACCACAAACTAGTTGATTTTCAGGAAATAAAATAGCAGCGTTAGTTAACTTAGTTCCTTTAATGTTCTCTAATGCCCCACTAGAAGAACCTTCACTAGTTACTATCCTAAAATTATCGGCGTGTAAGTATGCATTTTCAGACATGACAGATTTGTCAAGATCTTTATTCATACCTTTAATAAAACTATTTACTGCCTGTTTATTCATTACTGATTCTTATTATAAATTTGCTGTTCTTGTCCCATAGTAGAGAAAAACGAATCATGCTCATTAAAGTCCTCAACAAGCCTATGCCATGTGTTTTTAATAGATTCAATTTGGTCTGCTCCATTAGGCATCATTGAATTGCCGTATGCTTGTTTACAATAGAAGTTCCAACTACGTTTAGCGTCAGCATATACAGCATCTCTTACCTGTCCAGACACCCACTGTGGGTATAACAACTTCATTGTAATGTACCAATATATTGCTTCCATGAAACTTTGATTATCGGGTATCATTGGATATCCATCATTATCTGTAGGAACAGCTTGATAAGCTATCATTAGATAGCCACTCTCAACATTAGTTTTAACATAACCACCACTTATAACATAGGTTAAATCATCAGTAGTAGATATACCAATATTCTCATCACTTGTGGAAGTTGTGCCAACCATGGAGGATAGCAAGCTCTTTATAGATGGATTGTTATTTAAAAACGTCAGCGCCTCTGAATACTCTAGATCATACAACGTCATTGCTATTGGCACTAAGTCTGACGTAGGAACACTAACCTCAGCAGGCATTGCAGTCAATACAGACGAATGATCAAAACTACCAGTACCATATCTCATCGGATAGAAAGGACCTGTAGTAGTCTCTGAATAGGCGATTTGAATAAGACTATGGAAGTCATACGGCAAAACAGCCTGATAACCCTGAATTTCAACTAAAGGTATTTCGTCTTTTCCGGCAACCTTAGTAGCGAGAGTTGGAAATCCGCCTATCTTTTCTAGTGCTTCACCAGACCATTCAATCATATCCGATATACGATGATCCCCTTCTTTGAGATCTAAGTCGGTAAAGACCTTTGCTATTACTCGCTTAACGCTTGTCAAATTGTATACCATAATCTTTATTTTTCAAAATAATCTTTTTTGTTTTGCTTTATCGCCTTCGCTAAATACCTCTTGTTAGTCCTAGTCAACACAAGTCTGTACATATATTTATTTTTAATTTTGTAAGGCCTAGTCCAAAAAAACGAATAACTAAATCCAGATGTGTGTTTATTAAAGTTATATCTCCTGGCCCCATCTTTCAACGTAAGCTCCCAATCTATAGGTTGCTTACTACCGTATTTAGTCTTGCGTTTAACAACAAACACTTCTCCCATTGACCAAGGGAGTTTAAACCTATAACCATCGTCTACAATTGCTTTTGATATCATCTGATAAAACATACTGCAATAATCAACATATTCTTTGTAGGTAACATAGTAAGGAGATCCCTCTGGTTTGTCTTTTATGTAATCTTTATACATGTCCCCAAGACAGTACGGCTTCTGTATTGTATTAGGACCCCTACTAAAGAAAGTCATTACTTCTCTATATTACTTGACACTAAACTACTACTATCATTAGAATTATCACTAGGAGCTTGCATCTCTATATTCAATTCTCCTTTTAGAATCATCTCTTTCAAAGTAGGAATCATGTTAATTGGTATTGGGTATGGATCGTCTATACCCACTTCTCTCGTTGGCATATTTGGGTTAACAAAATTACCAACTTCTGTTGGAACTTCAAAAACTCCCCTAACAGTCAAATACTTTAAAGGAGTAACCGAGAGTAGGTATAAATATTTATTCCTAAGAAATACCAAACTTTCCTTCTGACTATATTTTTTATACTGTTGCCATTGAGATCTACCTTCAGGTATAAATTGTAACTCTCTACCGTCTATAGTACCAACGTACATAAAACCAGACTTGTTATTTAAGTCTATAGTATTTGGTATAGCCAACTTAGTTTTAAGTACATAGGTATATGTAGTAACGTTACTATCATCTGCTGTATCCACTACCTCTAACTCTATTGCAGGTATCTCCTGAATATAGTCAGGGTTAGGCATTTTTCCTTTATCTAAATCACGTTTAATAAGGAGAGCTCTGTACTGATGTACCCAAGCCTCCAACTGACGTTTAGATATCGGTTCACTACGACTTACTTTAGCTTGTCTAATTATCTCAAGCAAGTCAGTAACGATTGTATTAAGAGTTACAAAATTTATCATCTCTATAATAAACTAATAAGTATAAAAATTACCCCAACTACTGTAGCACCTTGAAATATAAGTTTTGTCTTTCTCTGTCTCTCAACATCATCATTCAACTTATTGTTTTCAATTTCCTGTACATTAACAG